ATTTCCGTTATTATTCCTCTTCTTTAGAGGCTTGTCTGTCTTGCAATGTAGAAGCAATTTCAATCTTCTTTGCATCAAGAGCAGCTGTTAATTTATCGGCCATAATAGAGTTAAACTGCTTACTAGCAGCAACATTATCGCCATTTTTAACATTATCAATTAAATTTTCAATACTCATTATTTGTTTCCTTCGTTATATATTTATAAAAAATTAAATGTCAAGATCATCTTCATCTTCAATTTCACCTGAAGATTTCTCTGCTTCGATTTGTTTCTTCATCTCAGCGATCTCATCATCGTTTTGACGTAAGATATTCTTACGAATCCACTCATTAGACACATACTTCCCAACGTACTCATCCATCTGAGCAAGCATTTCAAACCTTTCACGAATAATTTCAGCTTCTTTTAACTCACTAAAATAATTATCTTCGATAAAGTCAAAATATATATCTTCCTTCCATTTAACCCAATCTTCCTTAGTAATTACGCCCTTAAGCATTAACTGTGTTTTTAACAGTTGTAAGAACAAATCACTAAATCTCTTTCTCAGTCTATCTAAAAACTTTTTAAACTTAACTTCGTCTCTGGTAATTTCGGTGCTTCTACCTAAATTAAATCCAGATTCTTGCTCTAGTCTATTAGCAGGAACGTTTAATGATTTATATAGTTTCTTTTGGAAATATACAATATCTTCTATTTGACCTAAGTTTTCTCCACCTGGTAGGGTTGAAATCTCTGTTCCTCTTCCGCCCTCTCTACGTGGTAAAAAGAAATCTTCTAACATAGACATATGCTTACGGTCGTCTTTTATATCACCGGTTTTAGCATCATAGACCAATTTATTTCTATACTGGCCCATAATATTTTTTAGATATTCTTCTGCTTTACCTTTAGGAAGGTTACCAACATCAATATAAAAAATTCTTCGTTCCGGCGCCCTACTAATTCTGTAGATTACCAATGAATCTTCCATCATTCTTAGCTGATTTACTGGCTTAATAGCCTTATGCAAAAATGATAATATTCTTTTTCTACTTGGATCTAACATACCAGAAGTACAATATGCTATTGAATCCGGGTGAATCTTTAACCCTTGGTTTTCACCGGTCATCTTTCCGTCTTGAAATAAGAAGTACTCTTCTGACTTCTTAATGATATTAGCCCCAGTCCTTGGATCTTTTTCTTCTTCGATCTCTTTAATCTTTCTTAATTTAGTGGGATCAATATATCTTAATTCTAATATACCCTTTTTAGGGTTATTATTATCGATAATAATATGATATGGTAATCTACCATCTACATACCATTTTCTAAAAATGTCGTGCGAATAGCTATTAAATTTTAACAATGAAATAATATTTTCAAACTCATCCTTCATAGCCTTTTTAACTTGAGTTGAAGCATCCATCTCATCCATAACAATTTCAACAGGTGCTGATTTATTATCACCTACAATTGCTTCATTTACAATATCTTCTACGGCCGCGTCGCATTCTGGGTGTGAAGCGATATCTCTATACTTGTATATAAGATCTACTTCATTTTTTGCAGTATCGCCATCAATATCAACATACTGGCCAAAGTGACCACCGCTGTTAATGACGCCAACACCATCATCATCTGTGTCCGGAACAAAAGAAGGAAGCTCTGGAAGCTTTTGACCCTTTCTATTGATCTCAAAACCAAAAAGTTCTGCCATTTTTTATTTACCTCAATATTATCAGAGGGGAGAACAACTCCCCTCATCTAATATTATTTATACCGCTTTTAAGAAGTAGTATTTGACTCCCAATATTGAACCTGTAACTCAACAGTAAATTCTTCAATCTGGTTTTCATTGTCGTATGAAAGCTCAATTGTAGAAAGATTTGTTGGGAAACAACCTCTCATATCGTAAGTCTTAGTTACTTCACCTTGCTTGTTTAATTGCTCAACAATAATATCAGCCATATAATCAGTAGGATTACTTTGACCTGTATTGTTATTGTGTTCGCTGATACCATTCATCCATCTTTCGAATGCATTTCTTACTTCAAAACCTGTGTCATTAATCACTGTTAATGATACTGGCTCAAAAGTTCTGTCTCCAGCCAATTGTAGTTGTCTGCCTCTAAATAATACAGGGACAGGAGCTACAACTGATGAAGGAAACTGAGCACCCTTAATCATGAAAGAAGATAATTCAACATCGCCTTGAGCATAAGATGGGAAGTTACATGTTACTTTGAACATGTTAGAACGTGCACCACCTCCAACGAGCTTAGATTTAAAATCGTCTACGCCTAAAATTGCCATTTTCTTCTCCTAATTAACCGCCGGCGACTTCTGAGAAATCGACTCCGGTTCTTGTTGCAATAAAGTTAAGTGTGATGAAGTTAATAGATCTAGAAGGCTTGATAAAGATATCAGCAACAAATCTATTAGCGTCAATTACTTGACCTGTGTTGTTTGTAGTATCACATACGACTCTAAAGTCTGTAACACCACGTCTTCCTTTTACATCTCTTAAGAATGGCTCAAGAAGATTTCTAAATTGAGCTCTAGTAAACTCGTCATTAAATTCGAAAAGTTGTCCTTTAGCTGCAGTCGCGATTGCTTTTTCAATTACAATAAACAATCTCCTTACGTTAATTCTATCAAATGCACTTGGCTTACTTAATAGTGTTTTATCACCAAATAACATTGTACCTTGTCCAGGGAAAGAAACGAGTGGGTTAACTCTTGCTTTATAAAGCATGTCTCTATCAGCTTTCTTAGGATTATATGCTAGTTTGGTTACACCAAATAGTTGACCTCTTGTTGTTCCTGCAGGTGAGAACCATGCATCAGCAACGTTATCTGTGTTCGCACAAAGACCTGCGCAAAGACCAGAAGCACCCAACCATCTGTAAACGTCGTTATATTTATCATAAACGTATACAGCACTTGAATCAGCAGAAGCATAAGAAGTTGAGTTAATATCGTCAACCCAAGCCTTTACTGTTGCAGCTGGATTAGCGACTCCAACAGAAGCTTCAATCGGAGGCGATATAAAAGCCATACAATCTTTTCTACTTTCACATATGGAAATTAGTTTATCTGCAATATTTTTTTGGCTGTTGGCGTCTGGATATGCAAACAACAAGTTAACATCAACTGTTTCAGCATCTGCTAAGGCATCAAATCCAGTACCAATCTCACCGTGAGTTGGTGCGTTATCGTCAGTTCCATTTACTAAATCAACTACAATTTCGGCGTCAGAGGTAGTATATGAACCGTTTGCTGTGAATCCACTAATTGGGTCACCTATTTCTGTTAACGTCGAAGGTTCAAGATTCGCATAAACATACCTAGAAGTTCTGTTAATAACCTCTTTGTAATAGTTAGATGTACCTTGTGGAGTTTTAGAATCGATAGCTTGAGAAACTAACTGAAAAGTTTCTAAAACAGTACCAGGAACTCCTGTCCATGAACCTAAGCTATCAACAACTGCAATATTCATTTCATCGCCTGTAATCGTATATGGTGATGCAGATGCAGTTTCCGACGTGCCGGGGTCTCTATCGAATTCGGCTTTTACTTGGGCCGGGAGAGCAGCCTGGGAAGTTGAGTTCGTAGCTATATAAACACTTAGTGAATTACCTAATTTTCCGGGATATCTTGCATGAAACTGCCCGGTAGTAATAGAAGATTCCTCAAAGTGTTCTAAATTTTTAATAAGTTGTGCAGATCCGTCAGTCGCGTTTAGATGACCTGATGCTGCTCGTACTACTTTTAGTGCATTACCATACTTTAAGAATGATGCTGCAGTTAAAAAGTATTTTGCCGTACTGGAATCTGGTGAACCGAAGATGTTAGCTAATTCTGTCTCTGAACCAACCGTAACAACCTCTTCTACTGGACCCCAATTAAAAGCGCCTGCGAATCCACCAATACTGGTTGATACGGCAGGTATTACGCCCGATGCGTCAATTTCCTTGACTTGGACGCCTGGTGATACTTGAAATGCCATTTTTTTGTCCTCTCAATTTGAGTTATTAATAAGTTTTCATAATACGGTTATATTCAATCAGTATTATTTATATAAATAAAGTTTTAAAGGTGCTCTACTTCGAACCAAACATTACCCTCTCCATCACCCTTTCCATCAGAAACGGTACTTCGACCATCATTAATAAGACCAAACGGCAATAAATCATCATGTATTGCCTGCAATTGTTCTTTATATAATAAATTTTTCATATCAATATTTGTTATACCTTGAAAAATATCAGTTGTTGTAAACCATGAAAACAATACTAAATTCATTACTAGGTCGTCGTGATTAGGAGCTTGTGCTTCAAATGAGTTACCTCTTGCAACAAACGTACACATTTCTTCAATAGTATTAGCATCAACAATATGAAGCTTTTTTTGACCTATCAAATCTTTAAACGTAGAACAACCTATTCTCTTAACTCTTCTTGTCATAGTTGCACCAATCGCATTCGCCTTAACCTGCGATTCTACAAACATATTTTCATATTCTAAATCATAATATAACCCATTACATACAATAGCCCCTTGATCATTTGATTCTACGATAATGTATGCATCGTTATATAGTTTAGCGTATTTATAACACATATCAGGTAACAGCATAGGAGATATATTGTTGTCCCTAAACACACATACCTGTTTAAACGGATTTGATGAAGTATCTATTACAGTAAAGGTACTATAATCCTGACCACGGCCTTTTGATACGTCAACCGTCATTACGTACTGATGATCTTCTTTACATTTTTCGTATATGTATAAATTTTCATTCCACGTCATAGGCCGCAAGGATTTCTGAGCAAGTAGATCACTTGCATCAATTAACGTGTTTCCCCTTCCGTGGAAGTTATTTCCAAACTCTTGGTCAAACTGCAATTCCGAAGTGTTTGCAATTGTCTGCCTTTTCCATTCATCATCTCTTCCAGGAACATCCCACCAATCAACCCTAAAAGCTTTATACTCATTTGTATATGTTGTTGCACCTTCCCATATCCTGTGAAATACATTACCAATTCCATTAGCAGTAGAAGTAATGATAACTTTAGTATCCTTACCTGAAGATACAACAGGGTACGTCGATGTGTAAAACTGCGCATCATTTTCTACAAACGCAAATTCGTCTAAGAACAATAGGTTAATAGATAAGCCACGAATAGAACTACCAGAAGTAGCCGATGCGATTATTTTAGAGTTATTGCTAAACTCAATTGATCCTTTATTTAATGCTTTACATCCAGGCTGTAGAAAAAATGGTAAGTTTTCTAACATCAACGTTATGCGAGCAAGCATCTCCCTTGCAGTAGATCCTTTGTTTGCTAATATCGCAATAGTTTTTTCTGGATGAAAACAAGCATACCATAGAAGATATGCAACGGCTGAAATTGATTTACCAGACTGCCTACACGCTAAAACTATACTAAATCTATTATCGTTAAAATGTTTAAACATGTTTTTTTGATATGGATATAAATCAAAAGAAACAAGACCATCATCCAATGAAATAACTTTTAGATAGTTAATAGCAAAATACGCAGGATCCATCATACACTGACGGTACTCCTTTATTTGTTCTTCGCTAAATTGGCTTTCTACTCCATCCTTTTTTACATTAGGATTTCCTAGATAACCTTCATGTTCATTCTTCGGGCGTGGCATCTATAATCTTCTTTTCTTTATTTTCTTTATCGTGCTTTGCAAACAACCTTTGTAGATCTGTTGTACTACCAACAAATAAATTGTTATTAGTTACTTCTTTCTTACCCTTATTTTCATCGTTTAAATCGCGATTACTTTTCTGCAGGTCCATAAGTTTATCGGTCACATCACCGATATCCTTTATAGCCTTAGATAAAACTTCAAATGCTCTTGGATGCTCTGATTCCCTTGCAAGTTCTGCTAATACATCAAGAGATCTTACTCCAGTTTCAATGAGATCCTTATATGTTTTCCTAGAAAATTCATAATCATCTTTGACCTCTTTTTGGGTCTTTGTGAGCTCAGCAGTTTTGACTTTTTTCTCAGGCAAGTTCTTATTCAGGCTTGCCTGCATTTTTTCTAATTTATCCATAATATACCTATGTTATACTTACATTAACTGTATAGTTATCGTCCTCATCAGCAGTTGTTGGAGATATTGTAAAATCCATATTTTCTAAAACATTAGATCCACCTTGATCAGCGTTAAAATCAATATTAATTTCTTTTATAACACCTTGATCGGCAGTGGGCCCGAAATACTTCATCTTCATAACAAAATCAAACTGATATATTAAAGCTCTTCTAGTTAAGAAATCACCCTCATAATCATCTTGAACTGTTACGTTATTCAATATAATAGGAACATCTTGCTTGTATGTAAATCCATTAACTGGAGTAATCGTTACTGTATATTCGGGTTGAAAGTACGGCAGTATTTGCTCCATAATTTGCAACCCGTCATCTTGATTTTTTGCCATAGCAAATAACGACATATTAATGTTATAAGCCACCGCTTGTTTAATTGTCTTCTTTTTATTCGAATCCGTGGCATGCGCTTCTACTATCTGATTTCTCTTAGCTAACTTCTGTGTCGAATCAATGTCCATTGATGTTATTTCAAAGGCCATTCTAGGAAGTTTAATCGCCATAGAAGCATCAGTGTTTGTAGACTGATCTAGCCTTGCCAAAAACTTTTGCTTAGGTCCATATGCAAGAGGAACTTTAATTTGATTTAACACATTGCCATTTCCATCCTTTCTAATTACAGAGATATTATTAAATAGCGTTCCAAACAAAGCTACTGCCTTTCTAGTAGTTGCGTGATAAAAATGACTTCCAAACATTAATAAGTCTCCGATATATCGCCAAAGGGATTAGTTTCAGTAAAATCTACAAAGCCATCGGCTTCTATTTCAAACGCATAATTTTCCGCATGTCCATCACTAGCAAATGCAGTATCGTCTGCTACATTACCGACCGCAGTAGGATACGCAATATATCCGTGTATACTTCCGGTTAATCCGACACTGTCGGATACATAAAAGTCTCTAGCCTCAGTGCTTCCATTAACACCTATGTTTGAAACTGATATTTCTGATAAAAGATTTGAAACCTTTGTTATTGTTTGAACTGTTCCGTATACAGTTATAGCAGGATCAGTACTAATAACTTGAGTTACAATTTCACCTATTTCAAAATGCTCATTGTTTTCAACAGTAAGAGTCATTGGAACCTGATATGAATTTTTAACTTCCGTAATATCTATTGCTCCAACGCCTGTATCAAAGTCCTCATCGTTATATTCAAACAAGCTACAATTAAGTTTATACACCGGCAAATTTGATAATTGATAAAAGGGCTGTTCATGCTCAACAAAACTTATTTCAAAAAACTTATTAGTCATCGGTAAAAATATTAAATCACCTTCCATTGGCCTAATAGTTTCTACATCGTTATTCCAAACACCTACTAAATTTGTCCACTGTCTACGGGCTATAACAAACGTAACCTCATCACGTATTTCTATACCAAATTTTTGATACAAATCGCCCTGGCCGTCAAAACCATCTGGATTTTCGATATAAGCTTCAATCAGATACGCATCATCAAACTTAGAAGCATGATCCTCTCCTAAGATATTATCTTTATTAACTAAAACCCTTGGAATATAATAAACATCTTGTCCATATATTTTGAGAGATTCTATTACTAGATCTTCGTAAACTGTTTGCTCAGAGGCCACAGCCTGAGAGAAATATACATTTCTTGGCATTTAATTACCCTGTGTAAAAGTCGACTGGTTGTTCCCAATTTAGTCTGACTTCTTCATTTAATTTTTCGATTTCTTCTTTAGCATCTTCTAGTATTTGACGTCCGTTAAATGTTACACCACCAGGCATTACCATACCTTCAAACTTCGATAGGTTAATTCCCCATTGCATTTTTATTAAAGCAGTAGCATATCGTTTTAAAAAATAATCGTTATAAACATCAGTGTATGTGGTTGGATCTAAAATTCTATAACACTCAATAATTATATACTCATCAACTTCTACTTCTTTAGACCAATCCATGTCAATTCGTAATTGGTTTTTATGTCTATCAAAGCTAAGATGCTTAGTGTCTGAATCCATAATAAGATCCAACATAGATAGCCATTGTTGTGCCATCTCATATTCTACGAGAGATCCCATATAACCAAGAGAGTACATATCATTTAAATGCATCTGATATTGAATATCAAACATATTATGGCCGCCGCTTTCTCTTAGAGGGAATATTTGAACAACATCTGTAACTAAATCTGGAACTGTTAAGTATCCATTAGTGATATCATCTGCAGTTACCTGATGCTTTAGAAACACCTTTTCAATAGCATCTGCATGATAATGTTGGTAGAATTGTAACGCTTCATCAATCCTATCATCGACTTGATCATCGTCAACATTAATTTCAATTACAGGTGCACCTAAGGCTCTAAAGCAATAGTCTATTAATGTTGTTCTGCTATTTGGTTTTGCCATTTTTTAACTCCAAGTTGCCAAGCATATTGATCTAACCAACTCATCGTGCGTCGAATAGTCAGTGCTTGTTCCGTCGTCTTGATATCTAAATATTACATGAGAGGACGGTGATACTACAGGTAAGTCGCCGTCGTTAGGATCGTCCCATGTATTTATATACACAACCGTGACTGTAGGATTAGCTCTATTAGTTGATACATCAGCCTCTAAAGATTGATCCTCAGCTGGTAATACCTTTATATTCTCAATTTTCCTTGTTTTTGTAATTGCCATGTTATTTCTCGCCCTCTTCGAGTACTTTTAGTCTTTCCTCTAATCTATTTATAAGACTTTGTTGCTCCTTTATTGCTTCTACTAGTACTGGAACAACTGCTTGATAATTTACTACTTTGTGTTCTTCCCCATCGATATTTGTAATGTCTTTTACAACCTCGGGTATTACTTCTTCTACTTCTTGAGCAATAAATCCTAAATTGTCTTTTGACTTACTCTCATCAATCCAATCAAACTTTACACCTCTTAATTTCAGTGTTCTATCTAATGATCCTTCTAAATCTCTTACGTTTTCCTTTAATCTAGCATCTGAAGTGGTTGTGGTCGAAAACGCAGTAATATCTCCCTTAGCATGAAAAGCACCAGTAGGAGTAAATTGAAAACAATCACCAACACCACTATTAGAAGAGAATATTTTCATATTACCAACGCCAGTTCCAGAAGCATGATACCACAATGTCATTTGAGGGCCCATCGAATGATAAAATCTTATTCCATTCCTGCTATCATGATCAGTAGTACTGCCGCCTCTAAATACTGATTGGCCATATGCATTTATTGAGTATGTGTCAATATAAAAGCGAATTTCACCGCCGGTAGTACTCATTTTTATATTCTGGCTTAATTCGGCACCTTTACCTTTCCAATAATCAAAGACATGTCCGGCGTGGCTTAAGGTTTTATCTCCATACCATTTCCACCAAGCCCCTGCGCTGTTACCGTCGACTGAATACGCAGTATTGCCATCGTCACAGATAACATAGTTATCATCGCCAGATGCATCGTTAAGCCATACAAACTTTGGAGAAACTACTTTTACTGTGGCAAACATGTCATCAGTAGAAATGTCGGGATCGTTACCATCTGGGTAATTAGTTGTATCACCGCCAACATGCAATTTACCTATAGTTGCCAGAGGTACGTTTTCTATATTTCTACCGCTATCCATGAAACGAACGCCGGTCATATAAAGACCATTTCCACTTCTAAAATATATTGAGTTCCAATCTAAAGATGCATCTGCACCTCCAATATAAAGTATTTTATCATTATCCGTGCTCGGCCTAATATATGAAGCACCGCGGGCCATTGATAATCCCCAACCATTCAATGAACATAATTCGCCGGACCCGTCATGAACTGTTACCGTACCAGTTATATCAGTAGCTCCAACAGTAGCTGCAGTCCTAAATACTCCATTACCAGAATTATTAATTCCGTAGTTTACACTTGATTCCATCACAAACAATCCACTATCAGCTCGAATATAACGAGGAGTGTAAATGTTTTTGCTTGTTGTTTGGTTTATTCTTAACCAACTAGTGTCTTGTGTTCCGATTTCTCCCACTCGTGTAGAGCCATTGTAGAACTGTATATCATCAGCAGCGCCATCATCAGCAGGTCTTAACTGTAGACAAGAACCTGCATCAGTACCATCTCCAATAACTACTTTATTACTCGCGGTAATCTTCATTGCAGGAGCATTTAACTGAGCAGTATTGTAATCTGAGGTGTAAAAATGAAGTTCACCATTAAAAGTAGTGGTACTTGAACCATTACCTTGGGTATTTACTGCAACAATTCTTGCAAGATTTCTTGCGCCTACTCCTGAACCATCGCTGTTATACCAATCGATACTACCCATCTCGTCGCCATTGGCCCAACCAGTTTTACCAACTGACCTGATCTGTACAACGCCTTGATTGATCGGTACAGTTCCCTGAGCGTATGACATAAGAGATACACCATCAGCTCCAGCATTTGGATATGAATGCATACCCTTTCCTGCTCCTGTCTCTCCATCCACTTCAAATAGGGCCGCTGCAGTGTTATGTCTTGCAATAACAAAATTTGCAGTAGAAGTATTATTATTGTTTGAATCTAAGTCAACGTATACAGCTCCATAAGATGAAATTCTCATGTCATCCGTAACGCTATTGGAACTGCTTGTAGATGCTATACTATGATGAGCGCTACCATCTCCATAGAATGTAATTTGCCCGCCTCTTGGTAAGTGAATAGAGTTTGTACCTGTACCATCTTCTGCTTTTAAGTCTAGGTTTGCATTTACGGTTACCGTATCATTCGTAACTTGTAATCTATCGCCACCGCCTGTTCTAAATTTCATTGAGTTTGCTTCAAATCTAATATAAGTGTCTGTATCATCAGTATGATACAGATATTCATTAAAGTAAGCATCACCAATATTTTCTAATTGATTATCTCCAATGTTCACATTATCATTAAAAGTAGTTCCTCCAGCAGTAATTTCCATTCTTTGTGTGCTATTCGCGACAAACTTTAATACGTTTGCATCACCATAATCAATATAAGTACTACCATTTCCGCTTCCGCTATGCCATATTTTTCCATCCCAAGAAAATCTAAATTCTTCAGTAGGGTTACTATCATTCTCACCCATAGCCATAAAGAAGCCGGTATGGCCATCTCCCCAGCTAGCCTGAGTTGTTCCGTTATCAAGTACAGCCCTCTTATAGGCTCCAAACACATAACTTGTTCTATAACCTGAACCATGTTGAGCAGAACCCTGTAGGAAAGGTAAATATTTGTTTGTAGTTTGTACGTTGAACGCCGGCAAATGTATTGGAGCGTTAAGTGCTGAATATCCGAACCCACTTAGAGCAGTTTCACTAAAGCTATCCCAACTGGTCCACGTGATTGGCTTTACTCCATTCATCTGCATTCTATCTGAACGCCATTCTGTTACCTCATTACCACCGGCCACAACTCTAAATTGGTCTGCTGCATGGAACTGTATGTATGTATTTGTATCACCGTCATGCCTTAATTTGTTTGGCATATTTAAGTCGCCAGTAAATGTTGGGCTGGCTATTGGAGCATACGCCGATAAAGATTGGTGTGATGTAAGTACCTGGTTACCATTAGAATATACAGCACCAGTTGCGTTTATATCACCTGTAACCTCAAACTCATAGCTGTTACCAGTGTACGTACCAAATCTAGCTAGTTCACTAAATGAGTTTGCGGTAGAAGTTGAAACATCAATATAAAGTGGTATTCCTCCACCTTTATCTTGCTTTCTAAATCTATGTTGCCAACGGCCGTCTGAGTAACTTCCTGAACCTGTTTGAAATCTAAGACCTCTATCTGAAGAAGTTGCAGAACTTCCAGTTGATATTGTTACAGAACCACCATAAGGCTGTAGTTCAATATCACCATCATTATTACCATTATATGTTTGCCATTGAAAAAATCCGTTATCCGATCTCAATGCAGAAGGTCTCATATACATTAAGTCACTTCCACTTGAATGTATTGAGAATGAATTTGTTATAAGTCCGTGAGTTCCGCCCGTTGTATGTATAGATGCTCCGCCAACACCAATTTGGTTTGGTGTAGTGTTTCCCCTATCAGTTACAGAATCCAAAGTATCAGATTCTGATGCAGATATTGTAATAGAAGTATTACCACTTTGGTTTGCTGTAAAAGTCCCTCCGCCAGAAACAATTCCTGACGTAGAAATAGTAAGAGTGCCATTGCCTACAGAAGGAATACTAGAGGCAGCTGCATAATAAGAACCTTGTTGGCCATCTAACTTATCCGCATCAAGGCCTGAGCTTGCACCATCGCTTCTACTTGTCCAGCTTTGTCTCCAGGGACCCCATGTGCCATTCCATTTTACACGAATAAAAGCACCATCATCATTGTGTGGTATATATTCTTGCACTACATAATTATCATTGTCTATAAATTGAGTTACACGAAGCATACCCCAACCATATGCATTACCCTCGTGCGCAGGCCCGTTAGCTGTTCCTGTGCCATTAGGCCAATTTGAAATATAATGAATACCATTAGCAGTTTTATCATTAAAGTCCTGCGAATTACCTCCGGAAATAGTTCCACTATTATTTGCTAAAAATACTTTTGACGATAATCGAGCATCTGCAATAGTGCCACTTGAAATATTAGAAGCATTTAAAGTATTTAGGCCTGAACCGTTTCCTTGCCATTGTCCCGTTGTGTACACATTCTTATTAAATTCAAACCTGTTATCGGTTTCGTCCCAAAGCATTTGGGCGCCTGAACCATCAACAATTAATCCAGAACCACCGGAAGAAGCTTCATTTTGGCCAATACCAACTGTAATTGTTTTATCAGTAACGTCTAAGTTAGTAACAGATGTGCTATTGATATCGCCAGTAATATTTAAATTTCCAGTAATCGTAAGATCACCTACATTAGTTAAATCATTGCCTCCTAAAGAAAGATCTGACGCTAATGACACATTACTTCCGCTTGCGCCTAATGTAAGCGTTACTCCGGATGTACCACGAATGCTACCATCTTGTTCAAAAACAATATCGACGCTGTTAGTACCGTCACCAATATATACATCAGAAGAAGTATCTCCAATTTCGATATCACCACCAGCATTAGTAATCTTAAGATTGCCACTGGAATCCGTTTCAATTTTTGCGTCGACGTTCCCAGAAGAATCTTTAAACTCTTGCTTTCTCGATCCCGGGGTTATCAGTAAATCATCTGACATTAGTCATTTCCTCCAATTATACTCTTATTTATACTCATTTTAATCTACCGCCAATACGCTTTACTCTTCGAGTGGTCGAGTTGTTAAATCCTCTTCTAGATTGTTGATGTGTCATAAATTTTCGTTCTTTTACGCCGCTTCCTTTATCCATATAAATTTCAATTGGTTTTTCAAACCAATGTTCATCTCCATCACCTTGGTTTGTTGATGTAGATCTTATATAAGCTGTAATATAATAATCATAATTTACAGGATCAATTGTAACAGTCTTTCTTTCATAACCAGAAGCGGCCGCTGTTGTAAATTGATTTTGTTCAAAGAAGCCACCCCAGTAAGAATCTGGAGATACTCCTGATTGCTGTCCACTTGTAGCAGATCCATCGTAGAATCTTCCTTGTAGGTAGCTGTTTACACACCTACCTACTATATACGGCATTGTCCCACTAAATCCACTACTTAATTTTAATTCTCCAGCAATATAAACTGTAGCGCCAGCTGGAACATACACTGATTCTGCAAAACCACCTTCGTTGCTGGAATTAGTATCTACATAATTTTTCCATGCGTTTTCATCATTGTCCCAAGTTCTCCATCTTCGATATGTCCATTGCGCAGTATCGTTTATTTTAAAATTATGATTAATTGAAGTCATAATTTCGTTTTTATATGATCTATCCGGAGACTGGTTGCCATTACCCTGTATTTGTACTCCGTTTACCGGAGTTGTTGCTCCGCCAGTAGCATCCCATTGATTTCCAAAATAAGAGTTTAGCCAATTTACATTTCCGCCAGTTCCTAAAATAGGCCAAGATCTATAAAAGTCAAAGTAATTTCTATCGCGAACTACATTGCCAGCAGTATAATATTCATACCAAGGCCGTTGCTCATGAAACAACAAGTAATTATGTCGTATTAAAGATGATGCTGCACGCTGATGATGTACTAATACACCATAATCGTCTGACCTAGAACCATAGTTATATGCAAATTCGGTATAAGGCTCGTAAAAACCATCAAAATAAAAAGATGAATATGAAGACCTAGTTGAGTAATTTCCCATAATCTGCATGTTATTACCACTAGAATATCTCCACATGTTTTGATGACCGTTGTAATAGACATTACGCTTAATATACCCTTGGTGAAAATCTCTTACAGCAAATGAAGAATTATTGCCACTATTGTTTGGCGTATACACATTACCTTCAATTCCAGAAGCATATTGACCATGAGAAGCATTGTCATAACTAAAGTAACCACGACACATTACTCCTCTATACCAAGTACTATTTTTACTATTAGATCCTATACCTTCAAACAAACAATTCCGCAACCTAAATCGTCTTTTATATGCGTTGCTGCTTGTAGTTCCTTCGATGTAAATAAACGGTCTATCCTCTGATGTACTAGCCCCGCCGTCTTCTTGAATAGTAGCAGCCCTAATTTGTGTATCTCTATCGTAGATAAGCACCCAGCCGCCAGGATTTGAAGTTGTTCTTGCTTTACGGTCATTTGCTAAATTTGTTGTTAACGTAATTGTATTGCCACTTATCGCAGAAATAGTATATCTAGCTTCATAATCCCAGTTAGTATCTGAAGGATTGTTTGCGTCAATTAATATTCTTTTGCCTACTGCCATACCGGCAGTAGAAGCTACTGTAATCTGATTAGTTCCTGCATTAGAGTCTGCAGTTAACGGTGTTGCAACTTTTTGAACAGCATCATCATCATAATGATATTTTTCTGTTCCAGTTTGGTACATAGTTTCTCCTACTACACTACCAGCAACAGCGTTATTAAATGTTATACGATTACCGCCAAGCCCTATATCTGTAATAGTCTTAATATTTCTGTTTGATCCAGTTCCAAAAATAACCTTTTGTCCAACTCTAAACGCCGATGCATCATCGACTCGTACCTTAGTTCCATTAACTTTTTCAATAACCGCAGTAGGAGAAACAAATTGTCTAAAATAAACGGCGTTACCGCTCACATCATGCACAATAAACCCTTCATCCATTTTTCCGTGATTCCAGTATTGATTTGTATTTTCAAGAGTTCTATAAACTTGAATCCAATCACCTGCGGCAAAGCCAGATGCTGAAGTAAACGTCAGCGCCGTAGATCCTATAGTCTTTGCGCCATTTAACGTAGTTTCTTGATTAGGATTATTACCATTAACTTCAAATGTCATTACGTATCGACCTTTCATTCTAATCGAATGTTGGTCTGCATCGTTACCTTTTATTTCAAAAATAGCACCGTTGTCCATTAAAAAATACGGCCCGGTATTTGCGTTGTTTTCTATAAAATAATAATTTATATCATT